AGTAAAATTAAAGTAGATAATATAAATAAAGTTTCAGATGATTCAAACATCATCAATAAATGTGGTACAACAATTACACTTGGTGCAAGTGGCGATACTGTTAATTTAGCATCTGGTGCAACGCAATCAGGATTTGGAAGATCCGGTTCTGTTAATTGGCAAACAACTCCTAAAACAACTACCTTTACGGCAGTAGATGGTGAAGGTTATTTTATGAATTCAGGAAGTGCTTTAACAATGAACTTACCGGCTGGAAGTGCTGGAGCTATTGTTGCAGTAGCGGACTATGCGAGAAATTTTGAAACATATAATTTAACAATATCAGCAAATGGTTCAGAAAACATTGGTGGTCAATCAGAAGATTTAACATTAAATGTAGATGGTCAAGCATTAACTTTAGTTTATGTAGATGGAACAAAAGGTTGGATTAACGTACAAAATGCAGAGGATACTGAAACAGGATCACCTCCTTTTATATCTGCAACAGGTGGAACTATTACAACTTCAGGTAATGACAAAATTCATACATTCAATAACCCTGGAACTTTTACAGTATGTAGAATAGCCACTTGTTGTGCTGCAGTTAATAATTTAGTTAGTTTTCTTGTAGTAGCTGGTGGAGGAGGTTCAGGAAATTATGGTGGTGGTGGCGGTGGAGGTGGTACAAGAGAAGTTGTAAGTCCAGGTTCTCCTTACACAGGTTCTCCTTTAAATGGTTATCCAACTCCAGGTAATAGAATTACAGTTACAGCAACCAGTTATCCAATAGCAGTTGGAGCTGGAGGTGGTGCAGGTGGACCAGTAGGTGCAAATACTTTTGGTTGTAATGGTTCTGTTTCAAGCTTTGATACAATAACTTCTGCTGGTGGTGGAGGTGGAGGTGGTAATTCAGGTCCAGGAGCTAATCATACTGGGAGAGATGGTGGTTCTGGTGGTGGAGAAAGCGATCAAAATGCAAGTGGGGGTATAGGAACAGGTAATACTCCTCCAACAACTCCAGCTCAAGGTACCAATGGTGGAGTAGCAGGGGGAAGTTCTTCTTGTCACGCTGGAGGTGGAGGCGGTGGCGCTACAACAGCAGGAGGTAGTGGTTCTTCAGGGGGACCTCAAGGTCCAGGTGGAACTGGTGCAACAACAGAAATTACCGCAAGTCCCGTAGGTTATGGTGGTGGTGGCGGTGGAGGTGGTTCACAAGCACAACCAGGTGGTGGTTCTCCGTGTGGAAGTGGAGGAGGTTTTAATACAGCAGGTGCAGCTAATAGAGGTGGCGGAGGTGGTGGATCCAGTGGTTGTAATGGAGGTGCTGGCGGCTCTGGGGTAGTAATAATAAGGTACAAATTTCAATAGGAAAAAATTATGAGTGAAATAAAAGTAAATAAAATAACACCAAGAACAGCGTGTGGTACAACTACATTAGGAGATAGTGGAGATACATTCACAATTCCTTCAGGTGTAACAATTTCTAATTTAGGAACTGCTGCAGGATTTGGTGGAACAGGAGAAATTTCGTGGGATACTACAGTTAAAACAAATTCAGATTCAGGTTTTACAGCAACAGATGGTGTGGGTTATTTTTTAAATACAACAAGTGGACTTATAACAGTTAACTTACCAGCAGGAACTGCTGGAGCTTCAGTAGCTTTTGCAGACTATGCAGGAACTTTTCAAACATATGCTGTAACAGTTTCACCAAATGGCACGGACAAAATTGGTGGAAATAATGATAATGCAGTTTTAACTACAGAAGGACAATCAGTAACTTTTGTATATGTAGATGGAGTTGAAGGCTGGGTTAACGTTTTAGATTCAACTTCTAATGTTAGAGGAGCTTCATTTATTACAGCAACAGGTGGATGTATAACTACTTGTGGTAATTATAAAATGCATACATTCAATAGCCCTGCAACTTTTTGTGTTTCAGGATTATCACCTGTTCCAGGTAATAATGTCGTTGATTATGTAGTAGTAGCTGGAGGCGGCGGTGGTGGACAAGCAGCCCCAATGCCTTACTCTGCTGGCGGTGGAGGAGGTGCAGGAGGATATAGAGAATCAGTTCCTAACCCTGCGGCGTGGACAGGAAGTCCATTAGCCAATCCAGGAAATGCAAGACCAGTTTCAGTACAAGGTTATCCCATCATAGTAGGTGGTGGCGGAGCCGTTAACGTAAGTGGAGATGTTTCAACATTTAGTGACATAACTTCTGCTGGTGGTGGTAGAGGTGGATATGGTCCATCTGACCCTACTGTTCCAGGAGTTGCAGGAGGTTCTGGAGGAGGGGGAACTTATAATTCTCCGCCATCACCAGTTCCAACTTGTGGAGGAGCAGGAAATACACCACCAGTTAGTCCACCTCAAGGAAATGCTGGAGGAAATGCTAATACTATAAATGGAGCAGGCGCCGGTGGTGGAGGTGCAACTGCAGTCGCAGGAAATACGGGTAGTCCATCTTCACCGGACGGAGGTGCAGGTGCAACTTCTTGTATTTCAGCAAGTCCAGTCGCAAGAGCAGGAGGTGGTGGAGGAGGAAATGATACTCCAACAAAACAAGGGTCCGGCGGTGCAGGAGGTGGTGGAACGGGTGGATCACCAAGTACTGGCGGAGGTGCAACTGCAGGTTCAGTTAATACTGGCGGTGGTGGTGGAGGTTCAGGAAATGCAAATCCTTGCACAGGAGGCGCAGGTGGCTCAGGAGTAGTTATTTTAAGATATAAATATCAATAATATTTATGTATTTACACAAATTTAAAAACAATATATAAGGAGAAACATATGGCACATTTTGCAAAAATAGGAATGAATGGAAAAGTTATCGCCGTGTTAACGATGGGCGATAAAGATATGCTTAACGCTGATGGCGTTGAAGATGAATCAGTAGGACAACAATATTTAGAGAGACATAATAATTGGCCTGCTCCAATGTGGATTCAAACTTCATATAATACAGCAGCTAATCAACATAAACTAGGTGGAACTCCTTTAAGAGGAAACTACGCAGGTCTAGGTTATGAATGGGACGAAGATAATAATATTTTTTGGCCTAAAAAACCTTATGCATCTTGGGTAAAAAATACAACAACAGCACAATGGAATTCTCCAATTGGAGCTGAGCCTGCATTAACAGCAGAACAAGAATCACAAAACACAGCTAACACTCACAGATGGGGACATCGTTGGAATGAAGCTAATCAATCTTGGGACTTGACAGACTTTTTAGTATAATTTAAAAAGGTATGTGGTATGCATAAGAAAGTATTATCTGAAATAGATTTATATAATGGCAAAATAGATATGCCTAAAGGTTTTAAAATAGACCGAGACAAACTTCAATCAGATATTTTAAAATCACGCATTAACAATAAAGAATTTCCTTTTTCAAGAGAGTGGGATAAACTTAATACCTATTTAAGAGAACATATTAATGTGGAATATGGTTTTACATTAGTAAATAAAGAAACGTGGGGAAATGTTTATAAACCAAAAGAACTTTCTATTCCTTTACTTAATATAGATCCTGTAGATTTAAGAAATTCTCCCGACTATACCTTGTTATATGGAGTGAATGTTAAAGATTGCAGTGTTAGAATTCACTATGACAACAATCGAAGAGCAGGAAGAAGTTGGGATATAGAATTAAAAAACAATTCCTTTATTATGTTTCCTTCTACTCAGATGTATTACATCACTAACAATCAAAAAGATTCTTTAAACTTTATTTTAACTACATCCTATGAATTTATCTAATCATTTTTGGTATTTTAGTGGAGTTTTGACTCCTAAGTTTTGTGATGATGTTATTAAATATGCTTTGTCTAAAGAAGAAGTAATGGCTAGAACAGGTAGCTATGGTGATAAAAAATTAAACAAAGAAGAAGTAAAAAATTTACAAAAGAAAAGAAGATCTGATTTGGTATGGTTAAATGATACGTGGATCTATAAAGAAATACATCCATATGTTCATATGGCTAATAAAAATGCTGGATGGAATTTTCAGTGGGATAGATCAGAGTCTTGTCAGTTTACAAAATATAAATTAAATCAATATTATGATTGGCATACAGATCCTTGGGATAAACCTTATCAAAGAAAAAAAGGTGATCCCGATAATGGCAAAGTTAGAAAATTATCTATGACGTGTCAACTAACAGATGGTTCAGAATATACAGGAGGAGAATTAGAATTTGATTTTAGAAATTATGATCCTAATATGAGGGATGAAACTAAACATATAAGAGGCGTACCTGAAATATTACCTAAAGGCTCTATCGTAGTATTTCCTTCACACCTATGGCATAGAGTCAAACCAGTAACGAGAGGAACTAGATATTCACTTGTCGTATGGCATTTAGGATATCCATTTAAATAATATGTATATAAATAATTATTTTATAACACCTATATGGAATGAAATAAAAAAAGACTTTGTTAAATCTTTAAACAAAGCATCTGATCCATATATTAAAGCAGCTAAAAAAACTCCAGAAGCTAAAGCTCATCTTAAAGCTCACGGGGACTTTGGTCGATCATTTCATTCAACACAATTACTAGGTGATACTAAGTTTATGGATTTTAGAAATTATGTAGGTCAAAAGTGTTGGGAGTTCTTAGATCATTCAGGATTTGATATGAGTAAGTATACTACTTTATTTGAACAAATGTGGGTACAAGAATTTGCAAAGAAAGGTGGAGGAAATCATTCAGCGCACGTACATTGGAACACTCACGTTAATGGTTTTTATTTTTTAAAAGCTAGTGAAAAGACTTCGTATCCTGTTTTTCACGAACCGCGGACAGGGGCAAGAGCCACTAAATTACATATGAAACAACAAAAAGGAGTATGGCCCGGCACAGAATTAATTCATTTTAAACCAGAACCAGGATTGCTTATTTTTTTTCCAGGATATTTAGAACACGAATTTTCGGTAGATTATGGCCAAGCTCCCTTTAGATTTATTCATTTTAATATATCAGCTGTATTAAAGGAACACGCTAAAGATGTTTAAAAAGAAAAAGTATACAGTTATTCGTCAAGCAATATCAAAAGAACTAGCAGCTTTTGTAGCAAATTATTTTTCTATGCAAAAACAAGTCTATGATACTTGTAAAGCATCGAGATATTTTTCTCCTTTTGAAACTATACTTGGTTATTATGAAGGCCAAGATGAACAGATTCCACATACTTATTCTCATTACGCAGATATTGCTATGGAAACTTTAATGTTAAAATGTCAACCAGAAATGGAAAAAGTGACAGGATTAAAATTATATCCTGCTTATACCTATGCAAGAATTTACAAAAAAGGTGATGAACTTAAAAGACACAAAGATAGGTTTAGTTGTGAAATATCTACTACGATGAATTTAGGTGGGGATGATTGGCCTATCTATTTAAGCCCTAATGAAAATGTAGGAATTCCGGATGGTAAAAAAATAACTACTATTAGCCAAGCCAAAGGTATTAAAGTAGATTTAAAACCAGGTGATATGCTAGTTTATTCTGGGTGTGAGCTAGAACATTGGAGAGAAAAGTTTAAAGGTAAGGAATGTGTACAAGTCTTTCTTCACTATAATAATAGAAAAACACCGGGAGCTAAAGATAATATGTTCGATAAGCGTCCACATTTAGGACTTCCTTCTTGGTTTAAACGATGATATAATTCTTTGATGGAGGCAGGGCACCACCACATACCCCCTGTCTCCTTCTAAGGATTATATATGTTATTAGGATTTGGCGCATTTTCAGAACTTCCCTTTTCGTATTCAGGTACGGAAGGAAATGTTACAGTTACAGCAGAAAAAAATAGACTAGTCATAACTATTGGACCAGTTGGTCAAGAAGTATCTTCAGTTAGTCAGACATCTGGAGCCGACGCTCTTGTTCTTGGAACGGGAAGCGTTACACTTAGTGGTAATGCTAACGTAGATTTAACAGGTATTGGAAAAAATCCATTAGTTTTAGGTACGGGAACTGTTACAGTTTCAGGTAATGCAGTCGTAGATTCTGGTCTTGGAAATCAGTTGATTATTAGATCAGGAACTGTTACTATTAGCGGAAATGCGAATGTAACCCCTGATAAGGTTCCATTAGTATTGACAACAAAAGAATCAGGAGTAATTACTTGGAATGAAATCATTCCGGGAGCAACTATGGTTTGGACACCAATAGACCCTTATTAATATTATGGCATCAACTTATTCAAAAGACATATCAATGGAACTCGTAACAACTGGTGAGAAAGCCGGTTTATGGGGAACAATTACAAACACTAATTTAAAAGTATTACAAACATCTGTCACAGGTTATGTAGAAGTAACTTTAAGCACAGGAACTACCACGTTAAGTTTAGCTGATGGATCAGACACAGCTAATGGAAAACATATGTACATCAAATTAATTGGTACATTAAGTGGAAATTCTTTATTAGAAATTCCGGCTACTACAACCGGGGGAACAGCTAACAGAGTATTTTTTATTGAAGATGCCACAGATAGAACAACTACTAATCATACCGTACAAATTTTTACTACAGGACAAAGTGCATCTACTTATGTAAATGTACCTACAGGAGCCAATGCTTTAATTTATTCAGTTGGAGCAACACCAGCAAGTTATATGCCTATTATGCAACCAGGTGTTAAAGAAATTGATTCCGCTTCTGTAACTGCTTACACAGCTGTAGCAGGAGATGTTATTTTAATTAAAGCGGCAACTGCTCAAGTTACAGTTACCCTTCCCGCTTCACCTATTTTAGGTGACGAAGTTACAATTATGGATGCTTCTACAACCGCAGTAGGATTTGGAACTAATCAATGTGTAGTTAATCCTAATAGTTTAAAACTTCAAAGAGGAACCGGTAATTATAATATGAATACAAACAATCAATGTATTACGTTTTATTATACAAATGCCGATATGGGTTGGCAGATTAAGTCAAATAGTACATCATAGGAGTTAAGGATGCTTACGAAAATTAAGTTTGCTCCTGGCATTGACAAGCAAGACACTGCTGTTGGAGCTGATGGTCGTTGGGTCGATTCAGACAATGTTAGATTTAGATATGGATTACCAGAAAAAGTTGGTGGTTGGCAATCCTTATTAACTGATACAGCTGTAGGCGTTGCAAGAAAAATGCACGCTTTTGTTGACCAAGACGGAAATAGATATGTGGCTATTGGTACAGATAAATTTTTACTTATATATTTTGAAGGTCAACTTTACGACATTACTCCTACCAAAGCTAAAATTACAACTGTTGCTATGTCTAATGCAGATGCAACTAAAGAAATTTCTTTAACTTTTTCTGCTGCACATAATTTAGAAGAAGGTGATATTATTTATTTAGATAATGTAACTGTACCAGTTGGTGTTGGTTTAACAGATGCAGCTTTTGAAGGTAAATTATTTCAAGTAACAAGACTAACAAGTGACTTGATTGCAGTTATTACAGGAACAGAAACTACAACTGGAGTTGGAAGTGGTGGTACTTGTGATGTAACTCCTTATGAAAGAGTGGGTCCTGCAGCACAAAGTTATGGTTATGGTTTTGGGGTAACTCAATTTGGAGGAACCGTTCAAGGTTCTGCTAGTTCTACTTTAAACGCAGGAATTACTTCAGCCTCAACTACTCTTACTTTAGTAGATTCAACAGCTTTTACAGGTACGGGTACAGTTTATATTGGAGATGATTATAGTTCTACAGGTGCAACTCAAGGTGAACTAGCAACTTATACTGGTAATACCAGCGCTGCTCCAGGAGATTTAACTACAGTAAGTAGAAGTCAAGATGGAACTACAGCACCAGCCACAACAAGTGGTGGAGTAAAAGTTCAACAAGCTACTAAATGGAGTGGATGGGGAGAAGCAGCAGATGCCGCAACTATTACTCTTGAACCAGGACTATGGTCTTTAAGTAATTATGGAGATGTATTAATTGCAACAATTGCTAATGGAAAAACTTTTAGTTGGGACTCATCTATTGTAGCACGATTAAGTACTCCTGCTTCACAAATTACTCCAGGTTATCCAACGAACAGTAATCCTACAGCGACAAGAGTTACTTTAATTTCACCAACAACACGTCACTTAATTCATTTAGGTACAGAAACAACTTTGGGAAGCGCGGATAGTCAAGATGATATGTTTATAAGATTTTCCGCTGATGAAAGTATTAATGAATATACAGTAGAAGCAACTAATACAGCCGGTACTCAAAGACTTCAAGACGGAACTAAAATTGTAGGAGCGGTGGTTGCAAAAGAAAATATTCTAGTGTGGACCGATAATGCATTGTATGCAATGAAATTTGTAGGTGCTCCATTTACATTTGGATTTGAACAAGTAGGAACTAACTGTGGATTAATTGGACAAAATGCAGCTATTGAAATTGATGGTGTTGCTTATTGGATGTCTAATAATGGATTCTTTTCTTTTGATGGTACTGTTAACTCTTTACCGTGCGCGGTTGAAGATTATGTATTTGATGATTGCGACACAACTAAAGGACAACAAGTAAACGCAGGTATTAATAACTTATTTACTGAAGTAACTTGGTGGTATCCAACATCAGGTGCTACATATAATGATAGATATGTAGTATTTAATTATGGAGAAACAAATAAAAATCCTTTACCGATGGGTAATTGGTATACAGGAACTAATACTAATTCAATTAGAACAACTTGGATTGATTCATTAGTATATCCTAAACCTTATGCAACTGCTTATGATAGCACGCAATCAGGTAGTTATCCTACAGTAATTGGAGAATCAGGCTTAGGTAGAAGTGTTTTATTTGAACACGAAATAGGAACTGATCAAGTTAACCCTGATGGAAGTACCACTGTTTTAACTTCTTTTATTGAGTCTTTTAGCTTTTCTTTACAACCTGACCAAAGTGAGGTATTTCTAGCTATGAGAAGATTCCTACCTAACTTTAGAGTTCTTCAAGGAAATAATCAAATAACCATTGGAATTTCAGATTATCCTGCAGACACTATGGCCGATACAACTTTAAGTCCTTTTACTATTACTTCAACTACCGATAAAGTAGACACAAGAGCAAGAGGAAGATATGCAAATTTAAAAATAGAAAATACTGGAATTAGTGAGAACTGGAGATTTGGAACTTTTCAAGTAGATATACAACCAGACGGGAGAAGATAATGGCAAAGATAGTAGTAAGATTACCAGAACCTAAAAGAGAATATAGTGAAGATAACCAAAGACAAATTAACAGAGCGTTAACAACTATTATAGAACAGTTAAACTCTACATATTTAACACAACAAAAAGAGGACCAAGAACGATATACTTGGTATGGATTAGGTTAATGGCAAATATATATAAGAATGCAAAATTAAGTTTAACAACTTCAGTAAACACTGCTTTGTATACAGTGCCTTCTAATTCAAGAGCTATTGTTAAATCTATTTTAATAGCCGAAGATGCTAACTCTACAGCAACAGCTGAAGTAACATTAGTTGATGCAGGAGCTACACCTTATATGGTTGATAAAGATGTTAGCTTAAGTGCTAAAGGAAAAGAACAAGTTATAACTGAGCCTTTAGTAATGGAAGAAAGTGAAATAATAAAAATAGATGCTACTAGTGGATCGGTAGATGTAATAGCATCTATATTAGAAATTAACAGGGAGGATAGATAATGCCTTTTGTGGAACAAGAAGAGTCATTTGATAAAAAAATAGTCAAGGGTCAAGAAGTACTGATATATAAACCTAGAGTAGAGGTAACAATTAAACACATAGGAACTGGCAGAGAATATATGTCAGATATGGAGGCACAAGCTGACGTAGATAGTCCCCTTACTGATACAAAAAAGGAGCATATATCAAGAAGTGTACACGTTAAAATTCAAAGTATACCTTTGGGTGCAGGTACTAACACTGTATAGGACGTTGACGAATGGATAAAAACCTAGTAAATTGTAAGATACGCGCACATTTACAAGTATCGCACACTTGCCTTTTACTATTAATTTAAAGAGAAACTATGGGATTATTAAAAAAAATATTCAAACCAGTATCGAAGGTATTAGACAAGATAATACCTAATGAAGTAAAGCCTTTCTTACCTTATGCAGCGGCTTTCGCTCCTTATATGTTTCCAGCAATGGGGGCTTCAGGAATAGGTAGTCTTAGCCCAATGATGACAAGGGCTTTAATGTCAGGTGGTTTAAATATTGGTGCACAACTTGCACAAGAAGGAAGTGAAGGAGATATTAATTTATTATCAGCAGGTCTTGGAGCGTTGCAAGGCGCAATGACAACTCCTGGTGCAGCTAATCAATTTAGAAATATGCAAGTTGGAGCAAATCCTGCATCTGATTTTATGGGTAAAAGAACAGCTTTACAAAAAGCAGCTGACTTTGGTTTGGAAGGATTAGCTAAAGGCTCCGAGTTTATAGCGACAGGTATGGGAGAAGGTGCTTCATTAATGGATAAAGCAAAAGTTCTAACTATACCAGCAGCAACAGCAACAGGTGATGTAATGGCAGCACAAGCAAATAGAGATTTAAAAGATTTAGCTAATGAAGTTGTCGATGATATGGGTGGTGGATATACTGACGACGCTTATAGAGCCGCGATTAGAAAATCAATGACAGCTTATGGCGCAACAGAAGAAGAAATTATAGATGCTATCGAAGCAGCCGGATATAGATCTGGTGGAAGAGTAGCATTAGAATTTGGTGGTATAGGAGCAGCTGTAGAAAAAATTGATGACAAAGAGATGAAAGAAACTATGAAACTTGCACAAGATATGGATATGCCAATTGCCGACCTAGTGGAAGAATTTATGATTATTCATAAACGTAAACCAAATAGTTTAGAAGAATTAAAAATGTTTTATAAAGATAAATATGAATACAAAGGTCCTGCAGATGTTAAAATGCAAGAGACAATGACAGAGAGATTTACAGCTAAAGATGGTGGAACACCAAGCGTTTTACCTAAAGGAATGGAAGCAGATTATAGAGGTGGAGGATTTATTCCTATAGGATCAAAAGAAAAAGCTGATGATGTACCTGCTAGACTTTCTGAAAATGAATTTGTAATGACTGCTGATGCAGTTAGAGCAGCTGGTGGTGGCAGTGTTAATCAAGGTGCGAAGAGAATGTATAACTTAATGCACAATTTGGAGGCGAGAGCATAATGGCAGAGAATGTTACAATAAATAAACCGGCACCGATACTTACAGGATCGCTTACAGCCTTTTTAAATGAAATAGATAAACTAGGAAAAGGTGCAGTACCTACAACCTTTGCTGGTCTAGATACATCGAAGTACGCACCACAAGTTGCGGACAGAACATCTTTACAAACAGGAGCGCGAGACGCGGCTGCTGGAACAGGAATTACATCTTTACTTGGAACTGGCTTAGACGCTAGTGGTGGAGTAGGAGCACCAACCGAAGGTTCGATTGCAGCTTTTATGTCTCCTTACCAACAACAGGTAATGGATGCAACGCTTTCAGAATTTGACCGACAACAAACTATTGGTGGTTTAGGTTTAAGAGATAAAGCTATTCAATCAGGTGCATATGGTGGTGGTAGAGAAGGTATTATGCAAGCAGAATATATGAATCAAGGTGCAACGAACAGAGCACAGCTTCAAGCACAATTATTAAATCAAGGATTTCAACAAGCTCAAGCAGCGAGAGCAGCTGACTTACAAGCAAGACAAGGTCTTGGAACTTATCAGTCTGCACTAGGTCAAGAGCAACAACAATACGATCAAGCATTAAAAGACGCAACGCAAATCGCGAACAGAGAAGCGCAGTTCCAACCATTCACTCAACTAGGATTGATTGGTCAACAACTAGCACAGATTCAACCTGGCGCATTTGCTACGCAAACAGTAGGTCCAGCAGCAGCAGGACCAACACCAAGTCCTATGTCACAGTTCTTAGGTGGCGCAGCCGGAGCAGCTGGGATTATGGGTAAACTAGGAATATTCGGATAATGAGTAAAATTTTAAGACGACCATTGTTTAGAGGTGGACCTGTCTCCAGTTATGGAACGGGGATCGCGAGCGGTTTAGCTGATGGTGGTAGAGTTCATTTAGACATTGGAGGGTTTTTACCTAACGCAGGGCCTCTGCCTTTTAAATTAGGCTCGGAGTTAGGACAGTTTAAGAAAGTTGCACCATTTGGTAAAATCATTGAAGAAAAAGAAGAAGAAACAACAGACATTTTACCTGAAGGTGAAGGAGAAAAATTAATTAATACAACGGATGAATATATATCTACAATAATAGGAAGAGATAAAACTCCTAAACTAGTAAAAAATCCCAATTTTATACCACCAACAAAAACCGTAAGGCGTAAAACAAGAACAGGTGACATAGTCACTACACAAGTAGAGTTAGATGATTCTGAAATTGCAGAGCGAGCAGAGGCTGAAGAAAGAGCTCAAGGATATTTACCAGACTCAGGTCCAGCTTCTATGAAAGGAATAAC